GTCCCCCAACTTGGTTGAAGAATGCAATGTCGGAGACACTTACAATACCGTTTTCAGACTGAATTATTCGTCGTAATTCAGAGATATTAACATTTTGACCTAACTCCCTAACTAAAGGATTAAAGAACTCTGTAACCAACTGAATTACTTTAGCGATAACCGCGCCTTGGTTTTGACTATTATCTAAAACAACATCAACGGTAACCGATAAATCAATTGTTTCCGCAGCTTCAATTGAGATGTAGTCATTTATCATACGATAATTTGATAGGTAATTAGCTACGTTTTGTTTCAAGGTATTTGAAACGACATTAGTTAAACTACCACTCGTATCATAAGACAACATTTTAATTTTGATCTTATTGTTCTCTTCGGTAATCGCAACTTTAGCCGGTGCCCCAAATTGGGACGGCATTGTTCGTATGATTGAATTGTAGTCATTAACTGTAACCGCCCTATTTTGAGCAGCGAAGTTAAATGCTACCATATTTCTAACATCTTCAGTTGTTGGTAAGTTAGCCCCACCAATAGCTGCGGTTACGTTGTTACACTGTAAACTATTAATAACACTTCTGTTAACAGAATCTGATGGACCATTAACCGCAAATGATACAGTACCAATCTGGTTGATTGTATTTATACCTAAGTTACTTGATAATCCACCACCAATTCTATATTGGACGAATAGAGTTGTGTTTGGTGTCAAAGCAGCACCCATAGCAAAGTTATTGGTGTATCTACTTAAATCAAAACCTTTACCATCACGAGCAAATTCCCTTAATTGTTGTTCTGCGGAGATATTACCACCACCAAAAGTCATTTTACAGAAACCTTCAGGTGTGTACTCACTAATAAATTTGTTTGATGTTGTTATATATCTACCTACTTTAATACCAGGTTGGTCCGATACTTTAGTTGGGTCTTCAATGAAAACTCTATCTTGTACCAAAGCATCAACTTCAAACCATCTCTCAGGACCCACCGTGATAAAATCTTGTGGTTGTGGTATTGTTGAGTATTGAGTCCCTGATTTAAGTAGAACACTTGTAATACCCAAAACATTTTTTTCAGGTAAGAATAACTCTAAATAAGGTCTAGCGTCGTTAGCTGTAATCACTCTCTTATAAACTTTTGTAATACCATTAACGACAACTTCTCGTTTAACAATCGTATAATTAATAAGTTTACCACTTGAATCAAAGTTTGGTATTTTTACTCTATTTGGCGATCCTTCAGCATTTATTGGTGAGGCAAAATCAATATCATAAACCGTTTCAAAAGGTTGTCCCGCACCATTAACTTGTGATCCTCGTCTTAAAACACCACAATATCTTAAATCTTCTCTATCACCAAAAGCAGGCACTGTAATTGAGAAATCAATTAAGGCAACTGACGGTCTTTGACCCGGTACTTTTAAACCATAAGTTCTTGCAATATTATAAACGGAGTTCTTCTGTTGGGCAAACTGTAATACAGTTTCTTGAATACTTCTATCAATTTGAAAGTTGAGGTTATCTGTTACCGCAGCGTTCATATCTAACATAACAGAAAAAATACCCGCATCATTAAAGTTTTGTACTAGTTCAGGATAATATGTTCTAGTGAAGTTAATTAATTCCGTTCTTACTCCTTGAAAATCTCGGACTGTATAAGATATATTCTTTTCTGCCATATACTATTAAATATTAATAATGATAAAATCACTAGACTCAAAAGCGGAATCCGTTATTCTATAATCTATTTTAATTCTTGCGGTGTGCTCTAATTGAGCAATATTGGTAACCCTAAATTCTCGTTCACCATCTTTATTTACCGTATAACCTTTATCCTCCAATCCCGCAGACGCAGGTTCAACAGTGATATTAGTCACTTGTAGGTTTGGCATGTAATTACCAATTGTATCTCTAATTTCTGATTCAATATCTGAGAATGTTGGCCCATCAAGTGGTTCAAATATATATTCATAAAGACGAGTTCCAAAATCAGGTAAGTAATACCTTGATCCTTTTCTTGTTAATAATAAGTGAACTAAGTTAGATCTAATCTCACCTTCAGTAGAATTTGTAACATCCAAATATCTACCTGTGAAGGAATCCACAAAAGGAAAAGAAATACCATATGTAATACCATTTGCCATATCTAATAAATATATGTCGGGATTATTTCTAATAAATAGATATAAAATAAAAATCCCGACATAGTGTCGGGATTAATGTCGCGATTAATGTCGCGATTAAGATGAACATCCAAAACATTCAAAATCTGAGTCTTTTGGTTTTGAAGGTAAGTTTAGATTACTGTATTCAACTTTTGGTGGTTCGGGAGTTACTTTTGGTTTTTGTCTTTTTGATATGTCCATTGCCAAGTGTTTTGCTCCTGTTGAAATTGCCTTGGTTCTAACATAATAACAAAGTGTTTTCAATCCTCTTTCCCAAGAGTGGAAGTGTGATGAGGTAATCTTTGATAATGTTGGGTTAGACATATAGATATTCATTGATTGTGATTGATCAACAAACGGTGCTCTATCGGATGCCATATCAATAAGTTGTTTTTGTGAGATCTCCCAAATTGTTTTATATTTAGGTATCAAATGTTCAATTCTCTTAACTTTCTTATTGTGATTTTTATCTTCAGGATCTAAATAATTATTGAAATTAATATTTTGAATTGATCCTTCGTTCATAATAATTTCATTCTTTAAGTCCTCAGACCATATACCTATTTTCTCAAAGTCAGAGATTAAATATTTGTTCACAATCATAATCTCTCCACCAACAACTCGTCTGTTAAAGATTGCCGAGTGAGCGGGTTCTGTCATTTCATATGACCCTGTAATCTTCGCTGAAGAAGCTACAGGCATTTGAGCGGTAAATAATGAGTTACAAACACCATAAGACTTAACACTATCTTTCAATCTGTTCCAATCCCACATACCCGAAAGTTGTGTTTCGTCAAGACCCCACATATCAAATTGGAATGTTCCTTGAGACATTGGTGATCCGTTAAAGAAGTCGTAAGGTTTATAATTACCGTTCATACACAACTGATTACTTTCGTAGATAGCGGCGTAATAGATGGTTTCAAAAATATTTTTATTCAATTTTCTCGCCTCTTCAGATGTGAAGATATAATCCATTAAATAAAATACATCCGCCAATCCTTGTGTTCCGATAGCGATTGCTCTTTGTTCTAAACCACCTTTTCTACCTTTTTCAGTTGAGTAGTTATTAATATCAATAACCTTATTCAGTGATCTTACAACCTTTCTAACTTCAGTGTATAGAAGCTCAAAATCAAACTTACCTGATTTAATAAAGTTTTTCAATACCATAGAAGATAAAGTACAAATTGCTGTCGTTTCTTCATCCGTGTATTGATAAATCTCATTACATAGATTTGATTGTTTAATGACACCGATGTTTTGGTGGTTAGTTTTCTTATTCGCATTGTCTTTAGAACATAAGTAAGGAACCCCAGTCTCAATTTGAGATTCAATAACTTTAGTCCAAATGTCTTGTGCTTTAACTTTCTTACCAAGACCCATAGACACGGCAGTATTATAAACTTGTTCGTATTCATCACCAAAACATTCTTGTAATGGTTTTAACCCCGCATTTTTAATATCGTTAGGACAGAATAAATACCAATCAATATTTTCTTTAACCGCCCTCATAAAGTTGTCTGGTATCCAAAGTGACGTAAACAAGTCACGTGCTCTTAATTCCTCGGCACCTGTATTCTTTTTAATATCTAATAAATCAAAGATGTCTTTGTGCCAAGGTTCAATATAGATTGCTGCAGAACCCGGTCTACGACCTTGTTGATTAAAGAATCTGAGTGATTCATTTACAATCTTAAGGTATTTTAACAATCCACCAGCGTAACCACCTGAACTAGAAATTCTACTTTCCTTACTACGAATGTTGGACATTGATAGTCCAATACCAGCAGCGTCAGATGAGAATGTTGAAATGTCGGTTAAAGTATCCAACAAACCTTTTCTTGAATCAGCGTCGTTATAGTGAAGTACACAAGACGCCAATTGAGGTGACTTCGTACCAGAATTAATCATAATTGGAGTTGCCTTTGAGATTAATTGTTCTGATAACGATTTATAGTATTCAAACGCGTCTGTGATGTTTGAAGTAACCCACAACGCGACCCTCATATACATATGTTGTGGTCTTTCAATTACTTTACCATTTGGTCTTTTCAACAAATACATTTCTTGTAAAGATCTCCAAGCAAAATAATCAAAGTTATAATCGTTTTCGTGATTAATTACCGCGTCAATCGTATCTTCGCCATATTCCTTAATCGTTTCAATAAGTTTCTCATTAATGATTCCATCTTCATAAAGTTGCATCATAGTTTGTGAAAAACTATCATTCGTATCTTTATGGTATGAAGAAATTGCAACAGACGAAGCCAATCTTGAGTAATCGTGGTGACTACCCGTATAAGATGCCGCGATCTCATAAACTAACTTATCAAGTTCTTTGGTGGTTATTTCACCTTCAGTTGGTACTGATGTTATAACCTTAATAAAAATCTCATCTGAGTTTACATTCAAACCTTTTGATGATCGTTTTACTCTGTTATAAATCTTTTGTGGGTTAAATGAGACAATCTCACCACCTCTTTTAATTATTTTTAATGACATAATCTAATATTTAAAATTCGTCTGTAAATGTTATTGTTTCGTTCAATTTTGCCTTCTGATATTCCATCGTTCTTGATTCAAAGAAGTTACCTTTTGTTTCAACTGCAATTTGTTCCATAAATTTAAATGGTTGTTCTACGTTAAATTCTTTACCACAACCCATTTTAACCAGTAATCCATCAACAACAAACTCAAGATATTGTTTCATTAAGTTTGAGTTCATACCGATCAAAGAAACAGGAAGTGATTCAGTAATAAATTCTTTTTCAATCTCAAGAGCCGACAACACAATTTCTTTAATTCGTTTATCAGAAGGTTTATCTTCTAAATGATTATTCAATAAATGAATTGCAAAATCACAATGTAGGTTCTCATCTTTAAAGATAAGTGTGTTAGCGTTACATAAACCTTGCATTATTCCTCTTGATTTCATCCAGAAAATAGAACAGAACGAACCTGAGAAAAAGATACCTTCAACCGCAGCAAACGCAACTAATCTTTCAGCAAATGATGCGTTTTCAATCCATTCTAATGCCCACTTCGCTTTTTTCTGTACCGCCGGTAATCTATCAATTGCATTGAAACATTCATCTTTTTCTTTTGGATTTGAGATGTACGTATCAATTAATAGTGAATACATAAGTGAGTGGATGTTTTCCATCGCCAATTGGATTCCATAAAAGAATTTCGCCTCAGGGTATTGTACTTCTCGGTAGAAGTTTTCTGCCAAGTTT